CAAAAGCCGAAGCAAAAGCTGAAGCAAAAGCAGAGGCAAAGGCTGAAGCTAAATCGGAAAGTAAGAGTGAATCCAAATCTGAATCTAAATCCGAATCAAAAGAAGAATCCAAATCAGAAAGTAAGAGTGAGGAAAAGAAAGAAGAATCTAAATCCGAATCTAAAAAAGAAGAAAAGAAAGAGGAGAAGAAGGAAGAAAAGAAAAAGGCTGCAATAATAAACCCATTACTATTTGCATCCGATTTAAGTGTAGTTCAATCTGATACTGCTAATTGGGATGCTATTATAACATTGGGTGTATCTCGTTCATCGGCAGCAGGTAATGTTAGTTATTCAGGAACATCTATGATATGGTCTAGCTTAAAGCAATTTGCTTTGAGTGGTGGTATTACTAAAATGAACTTAAAGGATGGAGCATTAGTATCTATGAACTCCTATTCAGTTACTACTGCATATTTAAGTGGAACTTTAATGGGGTTAGCTGGATTTACTTGGATTAAACCACATCCTAAATTTGGTGTATATGGTTATAATGTGGGTTTGGTTAATTTACTATCACCGCAAGAAACTGGTGGGTATTCGTATGGTATGAGTAGTTCAACCGTTGCCTTTTGGACTAAACCATATCAAATGAATAAAAAACTAACACTATCACCACAGATATTTACGATGTTACCGGGTGGGAGTTGGGATAGTTCTAATGGGGATATAAAAATGGGTAAAGACTTTGGATTTTTATTAGGAACATCCGTAGATTATAAATTATCCAAAAAGTTTGGTTTGAGTTTCAACTATAAGATAAACACATCAACTGCTTCTGGAGCACCGATATTAAGTAATTTCTTAATAGGTTCTAGATTAATGCTTTAGATTCCTAAAACTTCATCCATTTCTTCAATAACTTGGTTGGTAATATCAGTTTGACCAGCAAGGTTTAACCCCGCCATAGTAATACTAAATACCGCAGCTGAAACTACAATTGTTCCAATTGAATAAACTAATGCTTTTGTAAAAAATGTTTTCATATAACTTCCAATGTATATATAAATATATTAAAAAAATATTTTGAAAATAATTAAGAAAACATTAGGAAATGTGAATTATTTTGCCTACCTTTATAGAGTAGTAAGAGATAAACATAAAAAATAAAGATATGAGTAACGAAGAGATTGTTTCAATGAGTGTGAGTGAGTATTGTGATTTGTTAATCACAATGGCGGAGTTCGCTGGGAGTAATGACCCCCATAAGGTCAATTGGGATTACACCTTTTGGCATGGGGTGGTGAGTGAGGAGCGTTACGCAGAGGTAATACCTGCGTTGGTTGAACGTGGGTATGAGTCTTGGATGGCTTAATTTGAATTGTTAAACATAAACAAATAAATATATGAGAAACGGATTGAGTATTTCAACATTAAAAACGATTGAAGCAGAGTTTGGTGATTTTGAAATCAAACAGGTTTGGGGTGGTGATTATAATGTGTTTTTCCGATTTGGTTATTGGAGAAGCGTTGATTTGGCTAAATTACAGGCCATCATCGGTGGTTCGAATGAGGTAGTTGAAGATGCAGATTACGATGAAGATTGTGGATATTTATTTATGTATCGCCTAAAATAATTAAAAAATATTTTACAAAGACGTTGCATAATTGAATTATTTTGCTTACCTTTATAGAGTAATAAGAGTTAAACATAAAACAATAAAGATATGATGAATGAAGCCCCAATTCCGATGATGAAAGCAGTGAGTTTTCTATCAGACCTTAAAGAATTTATTGAGTACTGTAATGATTTCTACAATGAAGAGTATGGTGAGTATCGCATCGCATCCACAGAGGATATTGAGGCAGCAATCGGTGAGTATCTGACCGAACCACATGAGCACGAAATTCAGTTTGACTCATTTGATAGAGAGAAAGTTAGAGAGATATTAGAACCCAATTACAATTACGCAGGTGTTAGTGGTGGATTCACATTAGGACCAGCAATTGAGTTTTCGGTTTGTGAAGAATAAAATATAAAAGTTATGAAAAATTACCAATTTAATTATTACGGCTGGGTGCCAGGTTACAATGATTTCGATGATGAGCAAATCTTCATCTCTGCTCCTTCAAAAGAGGAAGCAATTAAAATCTTCAATTCTATAAAAAGGTTCATTAAATACGGACCAGAAATTATTGAGTTAGACACTTTAAACAAATAAGATATGAGTTTTATTAGATTTAACAGACACGCCAATATGACTTCGGAAACACGAGGTGAAATTATGGATATTTTAAAAGAGGTTGATTTCAATACTGGTTTTGACCTTATGAATATGTTATACGGATTATTTGATGGCTACCTTTACGATGATTTACTTGAAGTAGCTAGAGGTGCAAACGTAGATAAGGCACTTTACAATAGAATAAAAAATGTAGTTTCGGTTATTAAAAATTATAAAATTTAAAAGTATGCATATTAGAGAGCAATGTAGACAGCGAGCTATTCAATTCGCTAATGAATGGAAATCAGAATTTCCAAATGTAAGTGACCATAATATTGAAATGATGGTTTCGATTATGGTAACGCGTGATAAATCATCTTATGCGGGTGGTGGTTTCGTAGAAGCAGTTTGTGCTAACGATTTGGTTGGAGCAGTTACTCGTGCTGATAGTGATAACATTAGAGTTATTAAATTATTAGCACTCACACATAAACAATGTTACTTATAAAATAATAAAGATATGGGATTAGACATGTATTTAGAGAAGCGTACCTATGTTAGACAATGGGAGCATCAAACACCAGAAGAGCAGTACAATGTAGAAGTAACCAAAGGTGGTGAACCTGTAAAGATTGACCCGAAACGTGTTACTTATGTTATTGAAGAAGTTGGTTATTGGCGAAAGCAAAACCAAATCCACCAATGGTTCGTTGAGAATGTGCAGAATGGTGTAGATAATTGTGGTGAGTATTCTGTTAGTAAAGGTCAGTTGGAAGATTTGTTGGAAATATGTAAGAAAATCCTAAATGATAATTCACGCGCAGAGGAATTATTACCAACTGCAAGTGGTTTCTTCTTTGGTGGAACTGAATATGATGAATGGTACTTTGATGGTATTCAAAACACTATTGAGATTTTAGAGGGAGTATTACCTGATACTACTGCTGATTATTATTATTCATCTTCTTGGTAATATGAAAAGGATACTAACATTCTATACGATTATCATAGTACTAGGTGCTATGATTTTCGGAGCTTGTATAAACGAACCAATATCAAAAGAAAGAATTGGTAAGGATGATGGATTTGAAGTAGAATACCTTTTTGATAAAGATGGTGTAAAGGTTTATCGTTTTTTTGATAACGGACACTATCATTATTTTACAACCAAAGGTGAAACCATTTCTACACAAACTGCCGGTAAAACAACTTATTCGGAAAACATAAAATCTTACTAATATGGAACTAACATTAGGAGATTTACAACAAATTGAATTGATTTGTGTAGAAGCATCTGCTTGGGGATTACGAGAGGAAGTGGTAGATGAGGCAGAACGATTGATTAGAGATGGATACGAACCGGTGGTAGCGTATGAGATTGCATTTGAAGAATGGGTTAAATAAAACAATAAACTATGAGCAACTTACAAACTTACATAAAGTATTACGAAGATAATGTCCAATTAGCAGCATCATTCGCTAACAAAGGCGAGATGGGTATGGTTCGTTCCACTATGAAAGAAGTGGTAGAGGGATTGTTAGATTTGATTTGGAAAACTGAAATCGGTGGTGAATCAAAGAAGAACGATTTTATTGAATCGGTGAGTAAAAGTGGTTATACCTTAAAGTTTCAGGTAGATAGACACCTATACCATACCGATGGAACTATGGCAAAGATTGGTGAGTGTAAAGCATATTTAGATAGATGTTTTATGGAAAGGGCTAGTTCAGATTTTGGTAGAATCCTAAATGGTGTTCAATCAAAACCTACTACCTTTATCCTAGCATTAGAGAATAGTGTAAGTGATAAGGCATATGAATACTATATGGATGAAGGAAACATCCACAAAGTGTTTTATTTATGTGATGGGAAGCGTTCATCTACAAAACCAATCTGGCGTAATCCACACTATAAACCAATCAACGAAAACAAATTACAAGATTTTGTTAATTTTATTAAAAATAATTAGGATAATTAAAACTTTATTTGTATCTTTATACAATTAAAAAAACGGGTAAGCCGAAAACCGAATAGAGTAGGCAAAAAATAAATAAAATAAACAATGTTTACAAAAATCATGCAAGAAACGAAAAAGGCAGTAGTTTCAAATGAATCAGAAATTAGTGGCTTAAAACGCAATGTAAAACGTGCTCTTATTAGAGCGGTTGAACCGCAAATTGCTAAAATGAAATCTATGGAATCCGTAGGTTCTGCAGCAATGCAGCAAAATCAAGAATTAAGTAAGAACATATTAAAACTATGGTTTGAAATTCTTACAAATATTCCTAGAAATGTTAAAAAGGTATTGTTTCAAATCAAAAAGACCACCAATGGGTTTGATATAAAGGTCATTCAATATGGTGATGGTACTAATTTACAAACAATTAATAGTAATCTTTTAGATGAAACTATTGTTAAGGGTGGAACATTTAAACCAAAGAAAGAAAACGATTCTAGTTCTATATATGGAACTGGCATTTACACACAATCACTTTATACATCAGCGTTGGTATATAAAGTAAAAACTTCCGAAATGGAAAAGTGGGAAGTTTGGAATGTTAAAACTGGCGAAACTTCTTTTGAAGAAATTAATGAACCAAAAAGTGGTGTTATTATTGAAATGAATATACCATATACCAAACAAATGGGTGATTATCGAAAGTTTATTGATGGTTTAAGGGATATATTAAGTATATATGATAATAGAAATGTAAGTGATGGTAGAAATTATATTCTAGAAGCATCTGGATTTCCTACGGAAACAATTGATAGAGAATTAAGTAGTCCAATCCAATCAAAAGGAGTTAGTTGGGTAAGTAAAAAAGGAACACCACTACAAACTGCTGAATTTAATTGCTTAACATATGACCATAAAACAATAAAACAATTAGTTGTTAAAGTACCATTAGATGATACTGAAATATCAATTACATTGGATAATATTAAATTAGGTAAACGTAGTGGGAATATTGGTATAATGGAAGGAGATAGACCGTATTTAACAGTATATTATAAGGGTTCTAATCAGATTGCATTTATGATTCCATTAAGAGGGCATTCTGGTTCAACTTCTTTGAATAATGTTGTTTTGGAATGTGATATTGATAAAGTTGAATTAAGACCATTTTTTGTTACGGTTGATAAGTTTGCTGGAGTTAATCCCATATTATCCAAAACACTTTCTGATATATTAAAACCATATCTTTTGGACACGTATCCAGATAACAAATTATTAGAACGTGCAATTCAATTGTGGATGTATGATGTAATTGTTAAAGATTTTGGAGGGCGTGCTGCTTGTAATCGTACAAGAACAAGTTGGGGTTTAGATTTTCTTAATGATATGTCAGAGGATGAAAGAAAAAAGCTTGTTTATATGGAATGGAACTCCGATGATAAAAGACATGATTTTAAAATATATATGGTAAATAAGGGAGATAAAGTAACCTCCGATACTAAATGTATTATAATTGAATGTAAGCGAGATGATTTCAATGAATCTGCTAGATTACAATCAATTGGATATGTAGTTACTACCAAAAACGTCTTTAAAATCATTGGTGTTTCGCGCGGTATTAAAACTAAAAACGTAAATAGTTGGAATAAACTTATAACAAATATTAAAGGGAGTGGTCAATTATCATTTAATTTGGAAGATGCACTTATTGATGTTGCCGATGAAGGTTTTGATATTCAGTATGATAGATATACAACTAAAGCATTGGAGGAACACCAATTACATAATGTAAATTAAAATAAATTTTATTAAAAATAATCAGAAAAAGATTTGGGAAACCAAATCTTTTTTTGTATCTTTGTTTGTACTTAAAGAAAATGACTATGGCGCGTGTAAGTTACTCAAGATATTCTATGTGGACCACCTGCAAACAGCAGTATAAATTCAATTATATTGATAAGTTGGGTGTTTACTCCGGCAGTATTCACACAATATTTGGTACTGCATTCCACGAAACCTTACAACACTATTTGGATATTTTCTATAACAAAACAAAGAAAGAGGCCAACGAAATCAACTTACCACAACTTCTCAAAGAAAGACTTGTAGATACTTTTAAGAAGGAGCACGAAGGATTTGAAGACGGAAAGTTTGTATGTACCAAAAAAGAATTAGAGGAGTTCTTTGATGACGGGGTTATTTGCCTCGAATATTTCAAAAAGCATAGTGATGATTTCTTCACAAAGAAAGGATGGGAATTAGTAGGTATTGAATTACCCCTAAATATCCAGCTAAAACCTAATGTAAGTATGTTAGGGTATTTAGACATAGTAATACGCCACAAAGAGTTCAACCTATTAAAGATTATTGACTTCAAAACATCTACTCGTGGGTGGAGTAAAGAGCAGAAAGCAGATAAAACAAAACTAAACCAATTATTATTATACAAACATTATTATTCAGAGCAATATAATCATCCGATAGATAGAATACAGGTAGAGTTCCAAATCATTAAACGAAAGATTAGTGAGAATACAGAATTTACCATTCCACGTATTTCTAAATTAATTCCTGCTAATGGTGGTCCATCGGTGGCTCGTGCAGTCAAAGATTTTATGAAGTTCGTAGATGAAGTATTCAACGAAGATGGTACAGATAATTTAGATATGGATTACACACCAAATCCTGGTGATGGAAATAAGAACTGCAGGTTTTGCCCATTCGTAGATAGATGCCCTGCTCGCCAAAAATAATTAAAAAAAAGTATATATACTTATATACGGAAATTTATTTTTCGTATATTTATATATATAAAATAAATAATTATGAAAAAACCAGAAACTAAACTGACTTCGGTAAAGATAATCTCTGATTTATATCAAACATTTAGGGTTGCATCGGTAAGTGAGCACGGAATAACTCTTCAAAAGTTGGTAAATCGTAGTATAAATCTTTATCTGAATGATGAAAATTACAAAAACAATTTAAACAATTATAATAAACTACAAATTAGCGGTTCAGCATTTTAATAAGTTATGGCAAAAAAGAAAATATTGTTACTATCAGATGACCTACGAATGGCAAGTGGTATTGCTAATATGTCAAAGCAATTCGTATTAGGTACATTAAAAGATTTCGATTGGGTACAAATTGGTGCAGCGGTAAAACATCCAGAAGAAGGTAAGATTATGGATTTATGTGATGATGTTCGTAAGAGAACGGGTATCGAAGATGCATATGTAAAAATCTATCCATCATCAGGCTATGGTACTGCTGATTCATTAAGGCAAATCATCAATATGGAAAACCCAGATGCAATCCTACACTTTACAGACCCGAGGTATTGGATTTGGTTATATCAAATTGAGCACGAAATCCGTCAAAACATCCCAATCCTATTCTATCACATTTGGGATGATTTACCAGACCCACAATACAACAGAGATTATTTAGAGAGTTGTGATTGGGTTGGTACTATATCAAGACAAACCTATGGTATTACTCGTAGAGTATGGGGTATGGATACTAAATCACGTTGGAAGCAACCTGCGGATTGGCAAGTAAAGTATGTACCACATGGTATCAACGGAACTGATTACAAACCAACACAAATTGATGACACATTCTACAAAGAGGTATTGGGTGATAAGAAATATGATTTTATAGCATATTGGAATAACCGAAATATTCGTAGAAAGCAGGCAATTGATGTGATTGTTTCATTCAGAGATTTCGTAAATAACCTACCAGAAGAAGAGCGTGATAAATGTGCTCTATTGATGCACACACAAAAAGTAGATGAGAATGGTACAGATTTACCAAAGGTAGTAGCAGATTTGTGTGATGGGATAAATGTGATATTCGATGATAGAAAGTGGAATGAGCAACAACTAAACCAACTATACAATATAGCAGATGTTACTTTAAACATTTCATCAGCAGAAGGATTTGGATTGGCTAGTGCAGAAAGTATTGTAGCAGGAACACCTGTTATTGTAAATGTAACTGGTGGATTACAAGACCAATGTGGTTTCCGTTGGAAAGATAGTGGAGTAGCATTAAACGAAGAAGATTATGTAGAGATTGGTTCTTTGCACGATTGGAGAAAGTTTGAAGATAAGGTAACTTGGGGAGATTGGGTTATTCCAATATGGAGTCGCTCTCGTTCTTACACCGGTTCACCACCAACACCATATATTATGGAAGACCACGTGGATAATTATGAGGTATCATCTGCACTACGTGAGTTATATAATAGGACTCATGCAGAGAGAAAGGCAATGGGATTGAGAGGTAGAGAGTGGGCTTTAGGTGAAGGTGGGTTATCATTAGAAAATATGTGTAAAACTATGACAGATGGTATCAACGATGCATTAGAAAACTTTACACCTCGCAAGAAGTACGAATTATTTACATTAGACAAATAAGTTATGGCAGATATTAAAAAACCTTTATTATTATTTCAAGCACCAGTTAGTACAAGAAGTGGTTATGGTGACCACGCACGAGATTTGGTTCGTTCCCTAATTAAATTGGATAAATACGATGTTCGTATCATTTCAACTCGTTGGGGAGTAACACCTATGACGGCATTAACTGCAAACGATGAAGATATTATACAACGAATTGTTGTTGGTGTAGATAGAAAGCCAGATGTTTACATACAAGTTACAGTCCCAAATGAATTTCAACCTATGGGTAATTACAACATTGGTATTACTGCTGGGATTGAAACAACTGCTTGTTCGGTTGATTTTATACAAGGATGTAATCGTATGGATATGATTATAGTTCCATCGGAGTTTTCAAAAGAGGTGTTAGTTAAAACTATATACAGCGAAACCGATAAGAATACAAAGCAGGTAATCAAACAACATAAATTAGATAAACCAATTGAGGTTTTATTTGAAGGATACAATGAAGAGTTCTTTGGAAAAAAGCCAGAAACAAAATTTGTAGAATTGGATAAGATTAAAGAAGATTTTGCTTATCTATTTGTAGGACATTGGTTGAGAGGTGATTTAGGGCACGATAGAAAAGATGTAGGTATGATGATTAAATCATTCTGTCACGCGTTTAGAGGGCAAAAGAACCCACCTGCACTTATCTTAAAAACATCTTCGGCAGGTTTTTCTGTAATGGATAGGGAAGCAACTATGGGTAAATTAGAAGAGGTTACGGAAGAGTTTGGTAAAAACACTCCACCAATCTATTTACTGCATGGTGAGTTGAGTGATGAAGAAATGAATGCGATGTACCACCACCCAAAGGTAAAAGCTATGGTTTCGTTTACACATGGGGAAGGATTTGGTAGACCTCTATTAGAGTTCAGCTTAACAGGTAAGCCAGTTATAGCATCTGGATGGAGTGGGCATTTGGATTTCTTAAAAAGTGGTGCAGTATTATTGGATGGTGAGTTAAAAGATATACACCCATCTGCACAAGACCAATTCATTTTAGAAGGAACAAAGTGGTTTTATGTAAATTATACTGGAGCAATTAAAACATTAACTGATATTTATAAGGGATACGATAAGTATAAAATTGCATCACAACAATTAGGAAAACAAAATCAACAAAACTTTGGTTTGGAAAAAATGACTAAATTGTTTGATACTATTTTAACAAATTATGTTCCAACAATAAAGCAATTTATTCCATTAAACTTACCAAAGCTAACAAAGGTAGATGAATAACCTATATTATTATATTCCATATTTCTATGTAGAGAAACCAACAACTAAATCACAGATTAAGAATGGTGCTTTTTATAGATTATATGGATATGATTATGTAAATGGTTCATCTAAAACATATGGTCCATCACAGACTCCACTCTTATTGACATTGGGATTTAACAGAGGCGATAAATTATTACATTGTATTAAGTTAAACCCTTTGCCATTAAGAGTGTATAGTCAACTAATGAAGAAGATACAAGACCCGTTATATGTGGTGGCATTGTTAAAGGATATACAAAATACCAATACACTTATTAGTGAAAATTTGGAATATGACCAGGGAGCAAAACCAATTATAATAGATAGAACAGGTAAATCTTTTTATCAAAAACAAGTTAAAACCAATCCACTACTTAAACCATATGATTGTTATAGAACATATAAAATACCGGGATTAAAAAGAGTAACGGAGGTATATTTTAATGTGGAAAAATTAGGTAAAAAAATAGGGTTAGAATTAGTACCAATAAGTTACAATAAAAAATAGATTATGCAAATTAGTTATGGTGTGACCGTATCCAACGAAATAGTTGAGATACAAAATCTTATAGAACGATTATCTACCAATAAAAGAGTAGAGGATGAGATTGTAATTCAGTTTGACTCATCAACCGCAACAATTCCCGTTGTAGAATATCTAAACGAATGTGTGATTAATGCTAAAATACAAAAGTTAGTATCATTTCCATTAAACGGAGATTTCGG